CGTTAAACGCAACCTCGCGTCAAAAGTAAAACAGGATCATAGTGAGCGTTTGTTTGAGAGGATTAGAAGCTTTGCCTCTCGCGAGTGCCTGTTTTTCTTTTGGTGAGAGGGGATTGGGATTGGAAACTCCAACAAGTTTTCGGGAGTCTTTGTAGCGCGACAATCATTTTGCGACAAACTGACAATCATTTTGCGACACGATTTTAGCCCCGTTTTACAGTGAGTTTGGATCAACTTTAAAGCTGCTTCAAACTCACTTTAATATCACTTCCAACTTCTTATAATTAACTCCTTTTTGGGTGTTCGGCCTTGAGTGCCTCCGACTGTGTAGGTGATGGGGACTGTCTTCATTCTGAGTCCTTTGAACACCTTTCTGATATCGGGGTGGTCGTTGATGCTGATGATCATCTTGCCTTTAATGGTTTTGGCCAATTCTGCCATCATTTCATATTGTTCTAGGCCGAATTCATTACCATATCCGGCTGTCTGCCAGTAAGGTGGATCGAGGTAGAACAGGGTGTGGTCTCGGTCATAGCGTTTGACGATATTTTCCCAGTCCAGGTTCTCGATATTGGTGCGTGTCATGCGTAGGTGAGCCTGGCTTAAATCTTCTTCAATGCGTAGTAAATTGAAGCGTGGTGGACTGGTGGTGGCGGTGCCATACGTTTGACCATCTACCTTGCCACCAAAGGCCAGCTTCTGCAGATAGTAGAACCGAGCGGCACGTTGGATATCGGTGAGCGTTTCGGGTCGCTTTTCCTGTTCCCATTTGTAGATTTGGCGGCTTGTTAAAGCCCATTTAAACTGCCTTACAAACTCTTCTAAATGGTGTTGAATGACTCGATATAAATTAACCAGTTCACCATTGAGATCATTAAGCACTTCGACCTTGCTGGGTTCTTTTTTAAAGAACAATGCACCCGCTCCAGCGAATGCCTCAACGTAGCATTTATGTTCAGGGAATAATGGCAATATCTTATCTGCCAAGCGTGACTTTCCACCCATCCAGGGTATAAACGGTTTGGTCATTTTATGAGCCTTTTTGTTTTAAGGTTTATGGTAAAGTCACCTTACCGTGATCGCGGTGGAAGGTGCCTTTGCTGGCTCACAGTACTCGTTTACTGTTTGCTGGGGCTGGGCTGATGTTTGCGCATCAACCCAGTCGCCCTTTCTTTTTTTACTTACCAGACTATGGCATCAACCTTCGCTTCAGTATCAGTTGCAACATCATTTACCTGGTCAACTAATCCTTTCAATTTATCTTGTGCATCTCGCACATGAATAGCTGCTGCTTGGCCAACTTGTTCAATTTGTGCGTGAGTGTGTATGCGGCGATCCCATATGTCATTAGCATCGGCACACCAGAATGGCACCTGCCATGTATTATCTGATGTATTAATGATTGATTCAGTAACAACGCCATTTAGGTTTGCCTGGTCTCGTTCAGTTGATGGGTAAGAGTGAAGAACACCTAAGGCATTAGATGTAAATCCACCTAATATATGCAAGCTACAAAGATTATATAAACCTAAGGTCTTTAGTTCTTTAGTTTCTTGCAACGTTGGCTTAAGTAAATCAACTGCTTCAGCATCAGTGATTTCAGTGCATCCATTAGGAAGCAGGTACTCAAAACCTTCTTTGATTTCATGTATATTATTATTTAAGTCTTTAAATTTTTTTTTCATTATCTTAGCTCCACCCACGACATAAACGTACCTGTAGTAATCCATGCAAAATCATAAGAGCTTCCCGGCGGAACGATAAAGCTCGCATAGTTATACCCCCTATTTGTTCCTGCAACATTATGGGACATTTGGCCTATCACCAACCCATTAACCTGAAAACTCCCTCTAACGGTACTATTATCCGTTCCTGCAGCTTCTATTACTATGCCGACGACTATGGGTTTATTGGTCGTATTATAATATGTTATCGCTGCAGCTCTTGACGCTAAAACATCTTGCCAAGTCTGGTTGACGCCTATATCGAATTCCTGAACGGCATTTAACAACAGATTAAGGTCTGCATCGTCAGGAGCAAAACCCGCTGCAACAATCAATCTACGTAATGATTCTCCAATTTTATAAAACCAATGCGGCCCCGGTATTGTTGCTTCAAGACCTGCGCCTGGATCAGCAGTACGTGGGTAACCGGTCGATGGGACAGCGGGTGCAGCGGGTGGCGCTGCATTAGCATTGGCGGCATAATTACGTGGTTCCATAATACTTTCTCCTCTTATAAATATTCAAAAATAACAACACAGTGTGCGGGTGACATTTTAATAATGGCGCACTCCAACTTTGTTCGCGGTAATTCTTGTCCGAGTGATTCATCCACGGCGCTTTGAACTGTGAACGCAATCGCTGCCTGGTCTGTTGCTGATAACTTAATTGCGAAGCGCCAGTCTTCGCCATACAAGGGTGCATCAACACTGCTATCAACAGAGTGTGATTCGTATTCAGTAGTCGTTGCTGGAGCAAAACCTAAACGTTCTGCGGTATCAATTAATGCTTGATTATTATCACTCGCTTGTTCCGTGACTTTAGCCGTTAATAACAGTTGACGCTCTGCTGTGGTTGCACCTAAGTAACCACAATCACCAGGTATTGCATGCGCTTGCTCCCAGTCAGGCAACAACTCAACCGTGCTACGTGGATCAGCTTCATCAAGTAAATCAGCAACACGCACATCGATGTATGCAAACCCAGTCGCAATGCCTTTTAAGAATTTGCTATAAACAGAATCATCACGCAGCAACGACGTCCACAATTTACCGCGCGGGTGAAGTTGTTTAAGTTGAAGTTGATAATCGTCAACAGTTGGCATTTATAAAACACCCCAGGTAAATGCACCCACTGTTAATAACTCGCCTTTGTTCAACGTGACATCTGCAGCGGGGGTAACAACAACATGATCTTCTTCGTCTGTTGAATTACTAATGGCTTCACGTATGTGTGAAATGGGTAGCGTTGCATTACCGGTACCGTCTTCAACTTTTGCTTCGCGTAAAAACAAAGAACGAATGGCCGCTTCAACCGCACTATGAACCGCATCGGTTGCAGGATTAATTTGAATCTCAAAGTTTTGCACCACTTCAGTGGGTGCGATAGCACTAAAGCCTTTCATGCCTGAAGGTCGCAACACATCAATATAATCTTGCACGGTTTGTACTTCTGCCGCATCGGGAATAAGTGAAGCATCATCATCACGCACAAAGAACAAGCCAACCGTGCCATAGCCCATCCAATTACTATAAGACCAGGCGCGGGTAACACCGGCCACTTCACGTGCCCACACTTCGTATTGATCGTTGTTTGACCCATTGGGGTTTTTCGCAATGCGTTCACGTATGCGCTGGTTAACCTGATCCCATGTTTCCTGATTGGTACCACCACTTAATCCATTAACCGCAACGGATGCATTAGAATTAATACCGGCAACGGCAACGGTTAATGCAAGGGTCACACCTTCATCGGCATTGCTGTCTTGACCCGCACCATCAAACTCAACCGTTGCGGTTACTGCGACCGTAGCAGCACCACCGGCAATCGTAGCATCGGCATCGGTCACATAATCAAACCCCGCACGTTGGAAGACGCTGCCAGCGGGTAGTACTTTTCCATCCGTACCCGTCAAACTAATATTGCCACCTGCACCAACAGCCGCCTTGCGGCCTTGTTTTAAATATAAGGTTGCTTGCTGTTCAATAACGGCTTCATCGGTCGCGTAGCCAGGCACCACCTGTTTTGATGCATATTGAATGTGGCCATGCAAACCGTGTGCAATACCCACGACTGCTTTATTCAACACGGCCACCAAACTACGACGCAACCAGCCATAGGTGCTATTCATTTCACTTTCAACATCAGAGCGAGAGCGTTGTTTTAGCGTTGCGATTGTGGGTCTTTTAAATGACATTTAAGCCGCCTCTAATTCATATTCAAATAATTCTTCATAGCTACTGCCATCAAGCATGGTCATGGTAATAACCATCGCCATTACACCAGAGCGGAGCCAATAGGTTTCGACATTAATCTTTGATGCAATGTCATCTTCAATAAACCAACCCAGTGCTTCAGTTGCATATTGTTTGCCTCGGTCTAAAGTGTCTTGCGTTTCTTTAGCCCGTTCGAGCAACCACAAGCGTGAACCCACGATGTCGTCTTCATAAGCATCACCCCAATGGCCGCGCTTATCGTTTGTGCCATCGGGAATTTCATCATCATCACGTGCGCGTGCATCGGTAAATAAGCTGATCATCACAGCCGTACGCAAACCCAAGTCATGATCGATGTCGTCTTGGCCAACACCAATATCAAACTGCTTGTTATCAAAGTTAAGTGCGATATCCATTACAGTACCCACCAAATTAACCAAGCCAAGCAACTCAAAAAAAGCGCTAAAGGAAAGTGTATGCTCCACCAATTTGGATAATATCCATATGTTTCGTATGCATCCCAAAAACAGAAAACATTAATGAATAAGGGGATTATCATGCTCCAAGTCATTGCGGCCCTCCCGTAACACCACCACTCACATTATTTTCTGGGTGGACATGCGTGCCCAGCTCAATGCCACCTGTTGAAACACCTGCTGTACTATTAATTTGTCCAGCCGCATTAATCGTCTGGCCAACTTTTAACTTACCGGTAATTTCACACTCCGGTGTGGTCATGGTGACTTTAGTGCTTGCAATAATATTGACAGCGGGGCTAGTGACATCAACCTGGTTAGTTGCAATCACAGTGAGCTTGTTGGCTGTGTTCATGTAAATTTCATTGCCGTTTTTAAAATGAAGCACATCACCTTCATCGGTATAAATTGCCACTTCACCTTTTGCCAAACCTTTTAATCTGAAATTACGGTTGGCCACCGCGATGGCAACCGTGTGTGAACGTTGCCCGTTTAATGATGCCGTAAGCACTTCAGGTTCACCGGGTGCATGCGCGGTAAAGCCATAGCCTTCAAAATGCTCAACATCATCGAGCACTTCACCCTTGAGCAATTCAACCTGTAGCACTTGCATTAATTCATTGGGGTCAATGAGTGTCACAACACCACGCGAAACCAACTGGCGCACTTTACGACGCAAAGGTTTTAATACCATGTTAAGCATGCGCATCATAAAAAACTGTCCTCATTAGCTTCTTCCGGTAAAGGAATTAAATCTAAAGCTTCAGGCGGTAACAATTGCAACTCGGTACGCTGGCCATCTTCATCCATTGTGAAAGTAACATGCACAATCAATAAATCTTTTTTAAGTTCGTTATAGGGGTCAACAACATGCACCAACTTATTCGGTTGCCATAAGCCATCCGAATGTCGCCAACCATTCACGGTGTAAGTCACAGGCTGAGATTCGCCAAAACGAATATTGCGATCGTTCTCTGCAATACGTTTGGCATCATTTAAAGTGAGATCATCGGGGACAATATAAAGGGTACGTTCCTTACGAATATTTTTATCAATGGCCACACCGTCGATATGGGCTGCTGCGTTGCCATTGATAAAGTCATCACCTGCCTGTTGACCTGTAACGGTATAGGTGTGAAATCGATCACGCTTACTACGTTTACCCGATCCGGTTAAAATATTCTCACCGAGTATTAGTGCCGTGCTTATTTTTTCTTTGCTAGCACGGGCGATCACTAAGTCACCTTGTGCATTGCTGGTTAAATGCACCGCGCGATAGGTGGCCAGCTTGGCTAAAAACTCATGATAAGTTTCGGCTACATCTCGTGATGCATTTTTAAACGGTTCACCCACATCACACTCAACCACCACTTTAATGCCAAAAACCGCGCATTCTTTTTTTGCAATGGCAGCTAAATCCATGTTTGGGTAATCAAACTTGTTCGCAGAACAATCCACTAAGTCCCCTGTTTTAGAACGACCATTCACTGTTAAGCTATGACTTTTATCATCGTAATTAGTGAGCACATCATCGGTGTAACCTGTGATGACTGTTTCACCATCAATCTCAATCACACACGGGCTGTCTTCTTTAACAACACGTTTTGTTTTTGAGTTTGCCCACTTATCCGTTAACTCAAGTTCAAAGGTGTCTGCAAAGCGGCGCATGCCACGTTGAATTTTAATCTTCTTCCAACCACCATAAATCATGCCATCCACTTTTAGTGTTAAATTAGACATCAGTTAACACCTCCAATGCTTGGCCACCTTGAACAAAACCAGCGTGTGCAATCTTGTTTCGTGTCACTAATTCACTCTCGCGCGTTGCATCACCATAAACGTTATGCGCAATGACTAATGCGGGTAAAGTGGTCAGTGGTGTGTGTGTTTTAATTTTAGGTAGTTGGGCGGCACGTGTGCGCAAGTCAGCAATCACAGCAACACGTAATTCCGCTAAACTAAAATACATCTCATCCGCAATTGGTGAGCCATCAACAATATTTTCTTGCTCAATTTGTTGGTCGAGCGCATCGGCTAATTCTTGTTGAATACGCAACGCATCATTGCTGGTTGCAAAGTTTGTGGTGGCCGCTGTTTTTGCGCTCTCACCAATAGCAATGCGTTTAGTCAATGTCACCAGCGCTTGTTTTGAGTTTGCCGCTTGTCGTCCCTGTGGTGTAGTGGTTGAAGGGTAGGTAGGCTCCTCCTTCTCAAACACACCTTTATACAAGTTAAGGGCATTGCCTGGTTCGTCGAGCAAAGTCTGAACGCGAGAAAAAGAACCGGCAATGGCAACCGCCATGTTAAATGGGGTGCGAATTAAGCTTGCGATAGGAACAGTCGCCGCACCCGTCACATTTTCAACAGCACCGAGAATATCGCCCAACTCTTTGGTAATGTCATCCACATAACTTTGCGCCTGACCCAGCACATCAAAGACTTCTGCAAAATCATTAATGCTATCGGCAATAGATTTGTCCGCTTGCTTATTAACACCCGAGGCAGTGTCATTTATTGAGTTGGGATAACGCGGCTTGGCTTCGGCTTCAACATAAGTCAATGTGAAGGTGGCTTTGCCATGAGAGCGTGACGACTCACTCATCCGTGCATCAATAATTGAAACAACCATGCTGCCATATTTAGGGTGTAGCAATGTACCGTCCCCAGGTAACTCAATGGCATCCAGTAACTTATCACGCGCTTCTTGCCAGCCAGCCCCCATTACGGAAACTTGAATATTATATTTTCGTGCCTTCTTACCTAGGTCTTCAACATAAGGTTCATCGCGCGACGGATATTCGTGCACTACATTGCGACGACCAAACTCCAGGTCTTCGCTGGTGACAATAAATGCTGCGTCGCGAAATTTGCCAATCACATTATGGCTCATGCGAAAATCCTCCCATGTGCTACACTAGGGGCATCACAATAATTAAGGATAATGTTATGAAAAAGCTGTTGTTTATTTTGATGTTGTTTCCAACTGTATCGATAGCCGCTACTCCAGCGAGTATTGTTTTTGGTTACGAGTGTGAGGAAATTAATAAAAAAAATCTTGGCTTTAACTGCAACGGCGTTGAAGCCCGACATCTTAAAATTCATGTTGTTAATGCCAATCTTAAAAATGACAAACATGCCAATTACGAATTTAATAAATTTTTGCTGCGCTATATTGATTTGGGTGGTAAAAACATTACGATTACTTTTAAGGGTTGGCCAGAAAATAAAACCCGCGAATGTGCCGCCACTAAAAATCGTAAAAACTTTAGATGCAGTGGTTGCACCTGGACTGATGATGGAGATGGCTCTCGAAGCTGCAAATAAAAAAACTAAGTTCATAGCGCCCCCCCCACATCCAACGCACTATCCATTTCAATATCCATGCCTTCGGTCTTAACCGCTTTGGTTTTGACCCTGGCATCTTTACTTTCAACTTCCAGTTTTATCGTGGCCTCTTTATTATTTATCTCTCTTGCAATAACCTTTCCGAGCTCTTCAGTGGGGTTATTATTTTTTGACGGCGGCAACATGCCACCAAATGGGCCAGTAGAATTTCTTTTAGTTTCCCCCATTAATGCTTTGCCAAAGCTATCACTTAATACATTATTAACAGCAGCATCAATTCTATCGGTAATCGTTGTGTTCATTGATGTTAATCGTGAGCTACCTGTTTTTGCCAGGCGCGCACTATCAGCAGTAATAATTTTTCCATCGGCCTGTATATTCATAAACTTATCAAGACTTGAAAAATTATTTGTGCGTTGATACTCAGAACTCATAGCATTAAACGCACGTATCGCTTCGGCATCAAAGACCCTAGACAATAATGTTTTCTTGCCACCGGTTGCCTTAACAATTTCTTTCATCAACTCATTCAGTGGTCGAAGTACTTCTTTCCCTTCTTTCAATGCTTTCTCGTCGAAGACCTTGATCCCAGAGTTTTGTAGTGACTTCACTTTTTTGGCATCGCCAAGTGTACGGAGTACTGCTTCAAATGCAGTCGCTGCCATTTCAGAAGAACCTGTACCTTGACGGATCATTTGTAGTACTGCACCCATTTCACGAATAGAACCAAGACCACCTCGACCTGATGCTGTATAAGCGGTTATCGTCCGAGAGCCTAGGCCAGCAAGATTTTGTAATGTGAATGCACCTGCTTTACCTTGTACCGTTAAGAGATCCAATGCTTCCAATACTTTTGATGGATCCATTATTCCCATTTTTTGAAATTCAGCAGTAATATTACCGATGTCTTTACCAGCAGAGCTGGTGGCTTTAATTGCTAAAGCAATATTTCGAATGTTTTTTTCAGCAAATTTAAGGTCGCCTGTTTTTTCAACAATAGCTTCAATAGCGGATAAAATTTCAGCGGCATCAACACGAACATCTGGTGCTTGTGCTTCTGCGTAAACTTTACGGCGTAATGCAATGGCTTTTTCTGGTGATATATTCGCCTGAACACCTAAACGTTCATACCGCTCTTGAAGTCCTAATAATTTTTTAGTTGTTCCGAGTGCAGCCGCACCAGCCGCCGCGACACCTAAATAACGTTTACCCATTGAGCCAAAGGTAGAGCCGACTCTTTTAACTTTACGGTTGAGTTTATTAAGATGTTGACCACTTTTTTTTGAGAAACGCTTTATGCTTTCTTCATTACGTTTATTTTGGCGTGCAAGGTTGCCCTTGAGATCAACGACAATGGATGTTTGAATATCATTCCCCATATATATTATTCCAGTACCTTAATATTTTCCAAATTGAAAATTGATAAACATCCGATAAAAGCAAACCTGTAGCTGAAGAAACTTCAAGACATAAAATTTCAAGGCGAGGAATTATCCTCGCTAGGCTTCCCCCTTTTTTGTCACCGCCTTGGTGTTTTCTTTAGCTTCGTTGGCACTGTCAAGCTCTTCAATTTTTTTCTGTAACAAAGCATAGTCTTCAAGGTGCAAATTTTTTGTAAGCTCAAAAATTGTAAACGGCCCACTTACGTCATCCATGCTTGTAATTTGACGACGGAAAATATTACGTCCATATAATGCAGGACTTAAAACTAATTTATGTTCAAGACCTCCATCTGGGCTTGGAACCGAAACCAATTTTTCAGACTCTTCTTCAGCTTCCATTAAATCAGCAGCGGTATAAGGGCGAATGAAAGCATTTTTTAAAATGCTTTCGCCCGTCTTATAACCGTGTATTAAAGGAACTTTAATCATGCTCATGCCTTACACCTTATCCAGTTGTTCGCATGAAATCTTCATTGGCGCTTTACCACTGCCTTCAAATGTAACAGGTTCTGTGGTGAAGGCTTTACGCATCATGTATTGCTGACCCGTGTCCGCTTCAAAAATAACTGTGGCACCAGACATATTGGTTAACTCGATGGCATCAAAGTCTTTGTTTTGAAGCACGGTGCAATCGAGCATCGGTGCTTCTTCAGCCTCACTAAAGTAAGTGCGGCCACCGTGTGTTTCTGGTTCACGTTTAACGCCACCTGGGTTTAACGTTGCCTGGTTCTCGGTGGGAATAACGACACCATCAAGACGAATCGTAACTTTTCCTGTAATTTGACCACTCATGATTCTTTATCTCCTAAGTCTTTTGATTAACGACGGAATTCGTTATGAATTGCAGTAACACGCATTTGACCAACCAACTTCGGTGAGTCGTATATACTTAGACGACTACGATCACCACCTCCAATGCCATCGCCTACTTCAGCATTTAAAGTTGTTTTATACCCTGCGTAATCCTGAACCCAGCCTTTGTCTTCCATTTCGCTATACAAGATAAGTAATTCAACCTTGGCGACTTTGGGTTGCATCACTGGTTGTCCTGGTGCAACACGTAGCGAGTCTTCAGCTAACTTATGACGTGGATACTTTTGTGCAAACATCGCGCGTTGTTCAAAACGAATGCGCTCTAATGTTTCTGGCGTATTGATATCGAGATAACTGTCATCTGAAATGCCCGATGTATTTAATTGATAGGTAGTGATTTGACGTTCAATCATTACACTGCCATCACTTGCTACGGTGTACGTTGCAATGCCATCAAATAATAATTGATTGCGTTCGGTGTCCGTCCAACGTGTTTCTTTTGTTGGTGCCATGATGCCGGTCAACTTCAAACGTTGCAGTGGACGTGCAGGATCAATCGCTAAATTCTTAGCGCCGATAATGGCGTTCACACTTGCCCAAATATAAGGCGGCTGTGGTGACGTGTTTGTACCCATGCAAGTAACATGTGGGTTGTTGCGACCGTTGCCTTGTGTGCCTGTTGCCGAGTGAGTGCCACGGAATGCAGAAAAAGCACGTGCGCCAATTTGCCGCATAGGGCCCCAACGTGAATCAAGCTCGGTTTCTAATACAACCAAGTTAGCTGCATCAGTAAAGGGCATGACGATCCAGTTGTACCATTCATCACCAATAGCAGCGATGGTTGCGGTAACATCTGGGTTCGTGGTACCACCGGCCATCGCACCAAAACTTATCACAGTGCCTTTAGGTGTTTTTTCATCGTAGTAACTCATACGAAGGTCAATATCGTTACCCGTTTCACCTTTCCACTTACATGTTAAGTTGACTTGATTAGTTGTTACACCATCCACTACAGCATCAACTGGTAAAGTGGTATCTGTTGTAATGGCTGCAGCAATCGCCGTTGCAATCTCATCTGCGGTGTCACCTGAAGCGACACCGACTAAAACTTTTTTACCGGCAATGTAAATGGCCAAGGTACCTGAACCCGTCGCATTACCCGTTGCTGTGATGGTTCCCGCAGCAGCTGCACCTGCACCGGCTTCATCTAATGCAATGGCATACGTTTCCATAAACTTATCAGCATTTTTAATCGCTTTAATTTGTTCAGCTAACATTGAACCGCGACCAAAGTATTCTTCAGCTTGCTCACCGGTATTAACTCGCGTGGCAATATCAGCCGCAACCGTACCGGTCGCTAAACGCTGACCAATGACCAACACTTTAAAGTTGATTGCAGCATTACCGGCAAGGCGATTATCAAACTCAATAAACGTACCAGGAATACGAAGGGCTGCTGGGATTTCATTAAATGCAATAGGCATGATTCATTACTCCTGGTTAGTTTTACTTTTGTTTT